ACCGTTGAGTGCATCAAGGGTGAGTTTAACGTAGTTGTCTATGTCGCCTTTCAGTGTGCTTGCACTGTGCGGGGCTTCAATAATGTGGATGATTGTTTCTTTCGGGGTGTACACCAAATGGATTTCAACGGGTCCCTCAAACTTTTCTTTGATGGTTGTTTCCCATGCTGCGCGAATGACTCGCTCTTCCTCCAGCGTTGCTTTGGGCGTGAACACTGCACCCTTTTTGGTGTGCCGTGGTCGCGCCTTGGCCTTTGGGCGCCGGGGAATGGTGAGTGTGTGGGTATGCACCTGTGGTTCCTGTCTCGTTGTGGGCTAGTAGTCGTTGTCCCATGCGCATTCGACGCAATGTTCTACCATGTTCCAAAGCCGTTGCTGTCCATCTGGGCGTTTATCGTATTTGCCTCCCCATTCCTTGTCTGCTTCAGTGACTTCTATCATAATGTCTGCTGGTCGGAAGCCTTGCCTGTACATGGCGCAGCCTAGGGCGAACAGTGTGGCGGAGCGGTCGCCGTGCGGTTTCTCAGCAGTTTTTCTGGGTCCGTTGCGTCGGATTGTTGCTGCTATCCCCGATAGCACAAAGGGGGAAGGCAGGAGGGGTTTGGATGTTGCGGCAGGGTTGTGGGCGCTGGTGGGACGGTACAGGCTGTGGACTTTGACCCATTTGGTTGGGGATGTGCGGCTGTTGTGGGCAAGTTCTGTGAATTCAACGAGCGGCAGGTCTTCGTCGTTTTTGATGGCGACGTTTCGTCCTTCGCGTGCGCCTGCCGGGTAGGGTAGTCGGACCCCGTTGCCAATGCCCTTGCCTGTTAGTTCTATTTGCTTGGGGTTGACTTCTCGTGTTGGGGCGTTGACGATTTGGCAGGCTCCGACGAGTCCTTCCCGTACTTGGCGTGCGCTGATTTCTTGGGTAAAGAATACCCACAGATGGTAACCTTTGGAACGTGACCTTTCTATCCATGATGTGACTCCGCATTGGCTAAGCACTGTCTGTGTGTTGAGTGCGTGGGTGAACGATTCGTCTTCTCCTTCGTCCCAGTCGACGCATCCCCACCAGACTGTACAGATGGGGATTTCCTCTGAGACGCTCTGTGAGCCTCCCTGAGACGTTTCGGGGGCTTTGATGGGGTACACGCCGATGGGGCGCTTCGGGTCGCTCAGGTGCCCCTGTACGGCGGTCTGGAAGACATTGCCGTCGGCAGGGTAGTAGCCGCCTGCCGGATTCTCCCATGGACGGAACCCTGCTGACCCGTTAATGTTGTCTTTCGCTATCTTGCCGCCACGGAACAGTTCAGTGAACCGTTCTATGGTTACGGGATCAGGCATCAGGAATGAGTTCTTCATGGTACGGGTGGATTATTCCACATTCGGGGTCAATATAATATGTTGTGTCTAACAGTCGTGCCGTGCGTTTGTTCTTACACAGGTTAAAGTTAATGGAGTGTTCATGGTAGCGGCGCTCCCAGTCGCTCAACCCGTGGGCATCCTTGCGACGGTACACTTCTATCACAAAGATGGCTTCCTGTTCCCCGCCGTAGCGACCAGCGTAGATGCCTGCTGCCCGTCCCGGCTCTCCAGCACCACGCCCTGACTGGTGTACCAGCCCGATGGGGACGCGCTGATCCTTCGCCCATCGCTTCAACGCTTGAGCCTTGGAAGTGACCCCTGATGCGTCAGCCTCTCCTCCCGGCATGAGTTCCAGATAGTCGATCATGCAGAACGAGGGATCACAGCCCCACCATGCTCTGGTTTCGTCCATGACTTTCGCCATGTCCTCTAGGCTCATGGCTTGGTCAATGATGGCTACACGGGATAGTTCCTGCTCTGCAAGTTCCTCCATGTCGTTCATCGTTTCCTTGTCGCCGTTCTTGATCGCTTCCTCTACCTCTGTTGATGAACGGCCACGCATCAAACAATAGAGTTTCATTACGACAAGTTCTCTTGGCTCATCTATTGAGAAGATAACCACATGTGCTTCTGGTTCGTTCACCAGATTCCACACGATGCCGTTGAGCAACATTTGCGACTTGCCTGTATGGCTGCGTCCAAGAACCATCAACACTTCACCGCGTCCGATGCCACGGGTCGCAATGTCAAATTCTGAGAACCCTAGATACCATCGCTCTGTCGGATTCCTAATGAATCCAATCAGGTTCCCGACGACAGCAGACGTTAAGGCAAATCTACGGGGAATCTTTGATCCGGGTTCTTCTTTGTCTTCAGAGGCGGGGGCACCCGCCGTCTCCCAAAACTTTGAGAGACGACGGGCAACCTCATCCTCCGTGTGGAGGGTTGCTGACATGCCGGGTTAGCCCTGCTCAAGCCGTTGGCGGATCTGACGACCAACCTCTGCTAGAGCGTCACCTGTCTTGCCTGTTTGCGGACACACGAACCATGACGGGAACGCTGGTGAAGAGTTCGCATCCTTTCGTGTGAGCCACAATCCCTTGCCGTCGCCACGGCGACGATAGGCTGGACGGGTGGGGTTGTCCTTCCCTTCCAACTGGTCAGGCCAGTTTGTGAACCAGTTGCTACTGTTGTTCATCAAGTCTCGCCAAAGATTACCCGTGCTATCCGCTGCCGCTGTGGGCGGAGCCGACGGCGCGGGGGCTGCCATGGCAACACTTTCGTTATTCCCGGGAACGCTTTTCTGCAACCTCTGAACGACAGCATCGACTTCTATATAGCCGACACCTAATGCTTCAAGGTTTGCCATCGTCAATTCGTTGCGCCATTCCTTTGCAGTGTCTAGTATTTCTTCTTTGGAAGTCCCGGCATCCACCGAAAACTCAATGGTTGTCGTTGCCTCCTCTGATTCATAGGGTGCAACCTGAGCCACGCTTCTGCGTGACACAGTGATGCGGGTATCATTACTGTTTGTCATTCCTTGCTCCTTTTTATAGTTGGTTCCAAGGATCTGGTCCCGCGTGGCGACCGCGACATGTAGCCCATGACGCACACCACTTCGGTGAACAATGCCAGCCAGTCATCTGCAACGGCCATACTGGCAGATCAGCGGCTATGAGTGTCCCCGCAGAGCGGGCCAGCGCAACCAGACTGGCCCACTCCGCAGGTCCGTAGTCAACGACAGTCCGATACACTTCGCCATTGACCATTTGTACAAATTCAAACAACAGTGCTTCTCCGAAGCCTTTGTCAGCCAGCGAGGCTATGGCCCATGTGTATGCTGCTGCCTGCACTGACCATCGTTTCTTCTCCCACGCATCGTTCGGCTTACGCCCCGGATTCTTCCAGTCGATGATGGGTAGCGGTGATTCCTGAATCAAGTCTATCGTACCCTTCAACCAGATTTGTGGTGAATGGTCAGGTACCAGCGGCAGTTCAAAACTGTATTCAACAGCGAGTGGCCTTAGTTCTGGACGCACTTCATTCCACCAGACTGTCAAATTGTTTTCGATAATCTGGTTGGCCTTGTCTTCCTTGTGGTTCCATCTGACAATCTCGTCTTTGCCATCTCGCCAGTATTGTCGTCCCGCTTCTATCGTGTCGGGCAACGTCTGTGGAGTTCCGCTGTCGATCACTGATTGCAAACAATATTCAATCCCGGCATGCACGGCACTGCCAATCATTGTGTTTGATGACTCCGTTGACTTCGACAATCCCACCATGTCTTGTCGTGCCCGCTCAGGGCACATGCCCAGTTGGTTCAGCCATGATTGGCGGAGAATAATTCGGTTGTCTTCAATAGCGGCACTCATTGCTTTTCTCCATATGCTCTTAGTGGGACCCCTTCGGGGTCCCATATGCATAGGCTCCTATGCATATGGGGTACACGCCGGGAGAAATCAGACACTGTCCGGGTCCTCTGCTGGGGGTGGTACAACCCTAAGGTTGGGCTTGTCATCTTCTCCTTCTGTGGGTTGATAGTCCTGTTCTCCCGGAAGAATCTTCCCCATGTCCTGCATGTAGGCAAAGGCTAGGTGGCCTAAGTCGTGGAGGAAATCTCCAAGAATTACGTTGGCCCTATGTGTGAGATATGTAAGCCCTAGGAAGTGTCCTTCTAGGTCTTCAATTTCTTCGTTGTCGTCTTTCATGTGTTCTCCTTAAAGGTAAGAGCGGGGGCCGGGGTTGGAGAGAAGATGAGTTCCCCGACCCCCGCCAGACCTGATTCCTTGGTTTTGTCTAGGCTACCAGACTGAGGATACTGTTGTCAATACTATCTGGTATTGCTAATCCAGAGATAGTTTTGCGGTTAAAAGTATAACGCAAATCCTCTGCGATAACTGTTGCAGCCTTCTTGGTCATCGGCCAGTTTCCCTCTGCCAGATACTCCCACTTGCGGAGTGTCTGCTTCTGGGCGGCAGCAGGCTTCTTCAACCAACCAATTGGACGCCTGTGATTCTCATGGGACTGCACTGCATTGAGCGCACACCAATAAGATGCTTTCCCCTGATGTTCACAGTTCTTGCTGTACTCCTCAAACAGATTGTCGCGGGTTTCCCCCCATCGATTCTCAGTCCGTGAGGACTCCGACCTTGGCTTCTCACCTGTGAGGCGATCAACCATGTAACGGAACCGTTGCGGCTGGTACTCAATGTCGTTCAACACAGCAATCGTTTGAGACGCTTCCCGCTGAGCGGCAAGAACCTCTCGCAACTCGGCTACGCCAGCAAACAAACGATTAGCATGCTGTGACAAATGTCTCACACTAATCTTTCGTGTACCCAACGGCATCTGGTTGTAACAGAACGGGTTGAACATGAAGGAAATCCCCATGGTCGGCCATGTCCCATCATACGAATCAATCCACATCATATGCGATGCCAATTTAATCGTATCATCAACCTGTTCCTGCTGTGGTAAACTCTGATTGACAATGATCTTACGACCGTCAGGCCAAAGATCAACACCAATCGTGCTGTTCGGGGCAAATGCTTCTGCTGCACGCAGAACACCCCAACGATACGGGTTCAACTTGTAGCCTGCACCATGGCAAGCGATAGCCTGTCCCGTGTCTCCACGCACCACAAAGCGCGCCATCGGGCCTTCTTTGGAAAGCGCCGACGGAATGTCTGTTTCTCCTTCGTACCTCATGTACGCAGGTCGGATAGAAACAGGGAACGTTGCCCCTGCCTTCTCCGCTGCCTCAAAGGCACTCATTGGTTCATGCATCTTAATCATAATCGTTCCTTTATCCTAGGATAGATCGTTTCTGATCTCTCTAACTTGTCTAAGGGCAGCCTCCTTCCTGTTCAACGTGTGACGCAAAGCGACACATTCGGCGTCAAGCAACTCTTCCCAATCCAGTTCCTTGTTCACCGTGTCAGTCCAAGTGCCATGCTTGCCCCAAGATATGCGGACAGACGGAGACACATCCATGGATTCTCCATCGTATTGCAACCGAACCATGTCATGCTCCGTTCTCGCTACCTTCAATTGTGCCATGTTACTCCTTCGCAGGCCCACGGGGACCCGACACAGCCTAGCGTGCCGGGTCCCACATCGGCTCTTATAGTCAGTCGTTGCGTGGGACCCAGCCCGCGTCGGCCTTGGCTTCGTCACGCCAGTCAAGGATTGCCTGAACCGCAACACCCACCTCATTCGTTGTGGTACGGTACCTGACACCAAGCCGCTTCGCTGCCGAACCGACCTGAGCCTGCATCGACACAGTAGTTGTTTCGTAGTCTACGCCCTGAATCAACTGGCGCATCTCACCATCCAACCACTCCTCCCACGGGTACTTGCTGGTCCGTGTCCGTGTCGCTGCGGGCCACTCACTGATAATCTCAGCCATTGGTTTCCTCTTTCTGTTGTCACCCTGTCGGGTGCCGTTGCCATTCGGCAAAGGTCTTTTACTCGTCGTTACTTTCCCATTCACGACGGCGTACATCTGCACAGTTCTTTGCATCCATGAAGTCACGAAAAGACCCTGTTGGCTTCCCGTTCTCCATGACCATCCAATAAGCGGCGGTCAACCCGGCGCCCAAGTATACAACATTGCGTTGTACCTCAACATCAACCTTGGATGGCACAAAGTCCAAGTCTTCAGACATTGAATTCTCCTGTCTCGTAACGGGCCAACGCCTCAACCTTGTCCCATCCCTGCAATTCACACAACCTGAGCAGCATCATCTTGCGAGCAAAGTGTCGCAACTCGTTATCGAGGTCGCCCTCAACCGTTTCCTTGTCCATGGGTATCCCATCCTCTCATCATGCCCAACAGGGCGTTACGCAACTCTTCACGGACGAATGCCCGAATCTCTACAGAACTCATCGTGTCCTGCTGCACAGCCTCAGTCACCATCCCATTACATGCCTTGGTGACAGCCTTCTGGAACGACTGACCAAGACCACACGGGTCTATTATGGTGATGAACGCATCCAACTGTTCTTCCATTGCCTCAAGGACAACATCCTTGATACTGTCCTCGTCAATCTCAGCATTAACTTCCACATCGATACTCATGCCTTGCTCCCTATCTCTATTGCAACACCCCTGTTTGGGTGCTGTCCTCTGGGGACCTGTTTCACAAATCCCAAGAACTCCACCTTGCCTGCCATCGGTTGCTTGGCACGCAAGCCACGAACCACCCCGCCAACTTCATAGTCTCGCCACAAATCGTCATGCAAATCCCCATCTATCACAGGATAATTCAGCCATTCCTCAGGCAACGGATCGTCCTTCTTTACATCGAAAACAATCGCACAAACAGCGCCCCATTCCAGCAATTGTTTAACGCGCCAATCAGGTGTTAGTTCCGAAACAGAATACACCAACCTGTAATTAGGCGGCATCTTTCCAGCCAAGAACTGACGCATTCTACCATAAATCTTTGTATAGTCCATGAACTTTATCCTAGGATTACTCTCAAACAAAGCAGGACAGAACTGCTCCCACCCCACATCAGACGTACCGTTCAAACGCACACGCACATCATCCACATCAGTACGCAAACTGATCCGATGCAACTCAGACGCCAACAACGTCAGAAACTCATTCCGACACTCATTGAAAAACAGCGTCTTCATCAGTCTGCCACGCGCCACCTTGTCAATGTCATACCGTGGCCCATGCCCCAAACACCCCAACGCACACAACGGAGTCCTCCCCGCACACATCTCATACCCCGACCCGTCAGCAGGCGTCAAATACAACATGAACTCCTCAACCCCGGCATTCTCCAACGTCACCTCAGACTTATGATTATCCCGTGATAACAACTTAGGCGGGACCACATCAGGACCCGACGAATGCCCCTGCTCCCACCTGAACTGCCTGTACCTGTTCAAAGCATAGCGGCGCCCTTCAGCGCCAGCATACAACCCGTATGTAATAGTCATCACTCCTCCTCCCGTTCATTCAACATATTTTGCATCTTCACCGAACACGGCAAACACAAATACTTTCCCGTCCGACCACCAATCAAAATATCGCGCCTCTCCCTAGACAACTTAGGAAAAACGCTCTGCACCAACTCCCCGCCCACATACACCTGCCACGCCGCGTAATCCACCACCACAGGCCCACGCACAGTCTTACAGTGCATGCAACGGGCAGTCACCGCCTGTTTCCGACCCTTCGGATCAACGACGACATGCCCCCGACCCCTAGGATCGGCTGCACGGATACGCTCCGCATCCTCATCCCGCACCCGCAACAACTCCTCACGAGTAAACGTCTCATCGTTACCAAACGGCTTGATACTCATTCTGCCTCCCTCAACCTTCCGCGAGTACCAATAGCCTCGCGCGTATAATAATCTGACACATAAGTCACCCGCCACGCAAACCCCACCGTGCGAAACGCCTCCAACATCAGTTTCAACGCCTGCTCAGGGAACTCGCCCTCTCCCGCAAACGTCACATCAACCTTAGGCATTACCCTTCAT